CTTCGGACATTGCCAATTCTTGCAATAAGTTATTGGAAACTCAGAAACAGATGCAAGCGGTTGAAGAACAACTAAAGAAGTTGAAGGAAACTGAGACTACTCTTTCTGAGCAAACAATTCCAAACTTAATGCAACAAGCAGGTATATCGATGCTTAAATTAGCAGATGGTTCATCTGTTGAAGTTAAGCCGTTCTATTCAGCTAGAATACCTGCGTCTAAAACTGAAGAGGCTTTTAGTTGGCTTCGAGAAAACGGTCATGGTGACTTAATTAAAAATCAAGTGACTATGGAGTTTGGTATGAAGCAAGACAATGAAGCTAAATCAGTTGTAGAAGAGCTGAAGCAAAAAGGACTACCAGTTCAACAAAAACAAACTGTACATCCTAGTTCACTTCGAGGATTTGTTAGAGAGCAAATTCAAGATTTGGGTAAAGATGTACCTGTTGAATTGTTTGGTACTTATGTTGCTAATAAAACTAAAATAACAACCAAGGAATAACGATCATGATAACAAAAGAAAAAGCGATCACGACTAAAAAAGATAACCTGCCAACTAACTTTAATTTGGAAGATATGGCAGGACAAGGTCAAGAGTTTGTAACAGCTCGAGACCAAAAACTTCCAATGTTAAAAATACTATATGCTAACTCCCCAGTATTAGATGAGACTGATGGAAAGTATGTTGAGACTGCAAAGCAAGGAGACATATGGAGTGAAACATCTGGTACAGTGTGGAAGGGTAGAGAAGGTCTAATTGTAGTACCATGTCTTTACATAAACACATTTAACGAATGGAAGGATAAAGGTGAAGGTTTAGGAAGACCCGTAAACATTCACACAGATCCATCTATCATGAGTCAGACTTCAAGAGAAGCTGACGGTAAAGATAGATTGCCAAATGGTAACTATGTAGAGGATACTGGAAATCACTTTGTTTATATTTTGGATAAAGACTACAATCCAATTGAACAAGCATTGATTCCATTGAAGTCTACACAGAAAAAGAAATCAAAGACTTGGAATTCTATGATTATGACTAGAAGAGCTCAAGGTAAAAAAGGTTTCTATAATCCACCATCATGGGCAACTTCATATAAATTATCTACAACCAAAGAATCTAATTCTAAAAATTCTTGGTACGGTTGGGTAATTGAATTTGATAAGTTCTTGAATGCAGAAGAGCATTTGAAAACATTAGAGGCAACACAAGCCTTTTATCAAAGTGCTATGAAGAGTGATATTTTTGGTAAGGTTGATTTTACAAATGAAAATCAAGCTGCAGGAAATAACACTGTACAAAAAGAATCTGTTCCATTTTAATTTATGGAAAGGGAGCTCTTAAAAATATTTGAGGGTAATTCTGAACTGTTCATCACTACTTCTCTTACGGGGGAAGTAGATGAACGGGGCAAGAAGGTTAGTGATACATTCACGAAACACAAACCTGTTACTCTTGAATTATGGACAGATCATATAAACGGTAAACAAAGAATAGGGATCATGCCTGAAAAAGGTGACCTATGTAAATGGGGATGTATAGATATAGATCCTCAGAGTTATAAAGATTATTCACAAAAGAAAGTTATAGATATATTAAGAGACAATCAATTACCATTAGTGCCGGTAAGATCTAAGTCTGGTGGCCTACATTTATTTTTATTTTTAGATGACTGGTATCCAGTTAAAGATGTTCTTAAAAAACTAAATGAGTGGAATAAAAATTTCTTTCAAGCATTAGAAGTATTTCCTATGAATAAGTGCATGAACATGCCTTACTTCAATATGAATGCTACTACAGAATTTGCTTATGATGAAAACAATACACCAGTAATGATAGGAACTTTTTTAGAATTAGCTAAAAAGAAAACAATATCTTTAGAACAATTAAACAATTTAAAAGTAAAAGAGTATGAACCAGAACAAGATTGGAAACATTATCCACCATGTATTCAAAAAATGATTATGGATAAATGGTCTGGTAATCACAGAAATGATTTACTTTATAATGTTGGTGTCCTGGAAATGAAAAAAGCTGACGGTAATATTAGTGCAAAAGAAATGACTGATATATTGCAAAAAAGAAACCAGGAGATATTTGTAACACCAATGGATCCAAAAGAAGTGGAATCCTCTGTAGCTAAATCAGTTACTAAAAAAGATTACAATTATAAATGTCCACCTAAGCTTGGCGCTATTACTCCTATATGTAATAAAGATTTATGTAAGTTTAGAAAGTTAGGTATTGGGTCTCAGGTACCAGATTTAATAGATGACTTTGAAGATATTGAATTTACTAGAAGTCCAACATCAATTGAATATTCTTTTTCATTTCAAGGAGAGAAAATAGTTATTAACCCAGAAGATATGAAAGATGAAAAATCTTTTAGAGTTAAATTATTAAAGTACGGAATCTATTGGGTAACATTACCAAGACCAAGAAGTGGTCCTTCTCCTTTTGAAATGTTGATGTCTGCATTAGTTAAGAAAGCAGTTGAGAATGACAACATGAAGTTTGAGGATTCAGTAGAAGAACAAAAATATAGTTTTCTTAAAAAGTTTTTTGAAAGCCATATTGAAGAGGATGACTTTGATAAATTAAAAGATAAGTATGTTGTTTTAGATTCTGAAACCAATATTTGTTACTTTAAAAAAATAACTTTTGAAGATTTTTTAGGTAAGAATAAAGTATTTAGAAGTGCAGCTGAAGCTTTGAATATGTTGGGATGTGAGAGATTAGACTATCATCAAGGTGTTAAAAATGTATGGTTTGTTAAGATGCCTAAGTTTGTAGATTATAAAAACATAAGTAACGAATCTACAGATAATAAGAAAACAGTATCGGAAATGGATGATGACTTCCACACAGGAAAATTCAGAACTGAATAAACTCAAAAGTCTTTATCATAAAACGGTAAAGATTTTTGGGCCACCTGGTACTGGTAAGACATACACTCTAATTGAGAGAGTATTAAAGAATCATATTAGAAGAGGCACCAGACCTAATGAGATAGCTTATTTATCTTTTACCAATAAAGCTGTTAACACCGCAGTGAGAAGAACTATGGAGTCTTTTCCTAATTATACTTCAGAAGATTTTTTAAGATTTAAAACATTACATACTTATTGCAGAAGATATTTTACTGAGGATGTATTTGACCCCAAAGATGCAGCTATAGACTTTGCATTGCGAACAAAGATAATTAAGACAAGTGATCAAAGATTATCTGATGATAGTTTTGCATATAAAGATTGGTCCTTAGCAGTATACAGTAAAGCTAGAAATTTATTAATACAACCAGAAGAAGCTTATAAAAGAGAAAGTTTTAAAAAAGATTCTTTAGATATATTTTTTAGAAAAATAAAAACTTATGAAAATTATAAATTAAATAGTGCAGAAAAACCATTAATAGACTTTGATGATATGATTGAAAAAGCAATCACATTAGATTTTCCAAAATTAAAGGTTTTAATATTAGATGAGGCACAGGATTGTACTCCATTACAATGGTCGGTGATATATAGAATGGCAGATAAAGTAGATCGTATATACTTAGCAGGAGATGATGACCAAGGTATATATAAATGGAATGGTGCAGATCCAAAATATTTTACAACTTTCTTTCCCGGCAGAAAAGTTAAATTGAGAAAGACTCAAAGATTTGGTGAAGCTATTTATGCATTCTCACAAGTTATCAGAAGAGGGATTAAAGATAGTGAAGAGAAAGAATATCAACCAGGAGAATCTAAAGGATATGTAAAAAGTTATTTGTCATTTAAGGACATACCTTTTGAGAAGTTAAAAGAAGATTGGTACATACTAGGTAGAATAAATGAAACAGTTAATGAACTTAGAATGTTAGCTAAAGATGCTGGCCTATATTACAAAGATAATAAAGATACAAAATGTTTTGATGTCAAACAATGGGAAGCTATCAAAGCCTGGACTGCACTTACAAAAAATAAAAAAATAGATAAAAGACAGGCTAAAAATTTATATAAGTTTATTAGAGAATTAGAAAAGCCAGAGTTTAGATCAGATAAGTTCTGGAGAAATGAACCAGACCTAAGAGAATATAACTTTGAAGATTTAAAACAATGGTGCGGATTAGAATTAAAAGCAGCAGATAAAACTAAACCTTGGTACTGGATATTAAGAAGGAACTTTAAACCAAGACAAGTAAGACACTTTATTAGATTATTAAGACGTTATGGACAAAAAGAATTAGATAAAGATCCATTAATTACAATAGATACAATTCATAGTGTTAAAGGTGGAGAAGCAAATCATGTAGTGCTTTACAGTAAAGGTAACTATCCATCTGATTATGAAAATAAAAACAAGCAAGAAAAAAGTGATGAACGTAGAGTTTGGTATACTGGTGCAACTAGAGCAAGAAAAACTTTACATTTACTTAGAACTGACTATAAGTATAACTATCCAATTGGATCTGATTATTTAATTTACGTGCAGGAGAAAAATGACAAATAGTGGTCTATTAGAAGAAGCGTTTCCACAATCAAAGCAGATAGGCGGGAATCATTACAAAAAGTTTACCATTCAACCTTATGAATTTATTTCAAAAAATAATCTTTCATTCTTCCAGGGTAACGTTGTCAAATATGTTTGTAGGTATTTGGGTAAAAATGGAATTGAAGATTTAGAGAAAATAAAACATTACTGTGATTTAGAAATAAAAAAAATGAAAGATGAAAAAAGAAAAAAATGAAATCAGATTTTTTTCACTTTGGTCCCCTACTATTTAAAACAATTGTAGATGAAGAAACAGTAAATCAAGTAGGAAAACTTTGCAACAAAAATGAAAATTCAAAGTACCATGAAAGTTTAGCAGCACATATAGAGGAAGAATATCAAATTAATTTTTTAAAGTTAGAAAAAATTTTAGAGGGTTATTTAGAGGAATATAAAAAATTTCATTTATCTTTTTATGGAGAGAATACTAATTTTTACATGTCATCTGCATGGGTTAATTTTATGAAAAGAGATGAATTTAATCCTGTACATGTACATTGGGACTGTGATTTAGCAGGTGTACTTTATTTATCTGTTCCAAATGAAATAAAAGAAGAAAATAAAAATTACTTTAAGAGTGTAAACAAATCAGCAGGTCCTGGTCAAATAAAATTTATAGTTAATACACCAACGCCTGGGTTTATATCTGAAAGAGATTTTCTTCCTAACAGAGGAGATTTATTTATATTTCCATCTAAACTAATGCACACTGTTGCACCATTTAAATCAAATGTAGAAAGAATTTCAGTTGCTTTTAATATTAAAAATAAAGAGTTTAAATGAAAAAGTGTGAAGAATGTGATAAGAAGGCTGTGGTTATAGAAGATAAAAAATATTATTGTGCAGATTGCTATATAAAATTAAAAAAGATACCAACGAAAGAAGAAACATATGAACGGACTACAACTAACACTAACATTTAAAAAATCAATGTGGAATACTCCGAGTGAGTATAAAGATTTATCTAACGCAAAAGAAATAGCTATTGACCTAGAGACAAGAGATGATGGTATCAATAATAAACTTGGAGCTGGCTGGGCTTTAGGTAGAGGAGAGATTGTAGGGTTTGCAGTAGCAGTAGATGGTTGGAAGGGATACTTTCCATTTAATCATTTAGGTGGTGGTAATATGATACCAGAGCAAGTTAAAAAATATATGAAAGATGTATGTGCATTACCTTGTCCAAAAATATTTCACAATGCTCAATATGATGTTGGTTGGTTACAAGCATCAGGTATCACGGTCAACGGACCTATTATAGATACAATGATTGCAGCAGCACTTATAGATGAGAATAGATTTAGTTATTCATTGAATGCATTATCAGTAGATTACCTTGGAGAGATAAAAGCAGAAACAGAATTAAGAGAAGCTGCAGCAGCTCATGGTATAGATCCTAAAGCAGAGATGTGGAAGTTACCTGCAGAGCATGTTGGATATTATGCAGAACAAGATGCAGAATTAA